AGCCTTACCTTCTGTGACTGCACTTAGATATTTAGACACCTTAGTGCTTGGTGTTAGTTTTTTAGTAGCCATTATATAATGTTACCTTTCTATATTGCGGTTGCCATATTGATAACAACCTTCGACACACTTGCTCGAAGTGTTGTTATGTAGTTGAGAGTTGAGAGTGAACGGAATTATCCTGAAGTAATATTAACTGGGAAGCACACCTTTACTCTCTCGGAACGGGAAGAGCGACTAGGCTTGTCCTTAGTCGGGTGTGCTAAGGAAGAATATACTTCACAGGATAATGGGGAGAGAGAAAGAGAAGTATACCATATATAGTATGTATAAGGTTGTGTACGATATGTAGAAGAGTGTCTGTGGTCTCAGGCATAGGGAATACAAAGCTGTACAAATACTAGACATATGTTAACAAAGGGTACTACATATAGAGTATATAAATTTGTATGGTGTATGTAGTAGGTTTTGCGAACGTCAGAGAGCAAAAGGGGGTGGGGTGGGGTACGGTATAGGAATATATTAAGTAATGAATAACGTTTCATACCGTTCTACGGGGGTGTTTAATGTGGGGTGTCGGTGTTTGTATATGTGACCTCTAAAAATATTACTGGTAACTAGCTTAGAAAAACACGACACTTACCTAACAGTTGACTGGGAAAGTGTTACAGGAGGATTGTAATGTCCTGCTTAGATAAGTGTCTAGCTTATTGTAGCATACACGTACAGAAGTCTAGTAAAAAAGAAAATCTTTTTTATAGTGCGTTTAGGGGGGTGTTTTCGGGCAGGGGCGGACATTGTTCGTACGGTAAAAAAAATAATTCTTTTCTTTTCGTAAGTCCTCGGGTACTCGCCTTGTGGTAATCCCAGTCCTAGCTTCTGCTAGTAGCGAGCTTTCGTCCGTCCGATAGCCTCTTTACCTGTAACTTATTAGTTCAAAAAGAATGTTTGTTAAGATAAAGTTTATACTAACATACAATTAATAATAAAGGAGGATATTATTTATGAATTTAATGAACAACTTTCCGTGGGAGAACAGGGCGAGAGACTGGTCAAGCTATTCTACGAATCTAAGAAGGAAGAAGAGAAACAACTCTACATTGTCAGAGATGCACAGGATTGGGAACAAGTACAAGGTGCAGACTTCTTTGTGGTCAATAACAGACTAGGTACTAAATACTTTGAAGTAAAGACTGACACACAGGCCATAACTACAAACAACGTAGCACTAGAAATACAGATAAGAGACAATGATGGATTTAAGTCTATAGGTTGTGCAATGAAAACATTTCCTGACTTTCTTTTCTATTGGATAAGGCCAAGTACAGAGATACTGTATTGGAATCCTAAGAAACTAAATCCCTGGATTATAGACTGGATTGCAGACGGCCAACACAAGATAGTAGAGACAGAAAATAAAAATTTTTTTTCACGCTCCTTACTAATACCTATAAGCGAACTAAGAGCGACTGGGGAAGTCCATACGCTTAACGTAACGGAAGAGTTAGTAGAGAAAGCTATTTATGCTTAACTATTTCTTTAAGAACTGTATCTGATATACAAGGAAGGCCGTCAACGTGGTGCATAAACTTTTCTTTACATACCATACATTTCTGATGTCTGTTGTATGATTTGTCTACGATTGCCATAAGGTAATCTAGTCTTAATGCAACTTCTCTACCTTTGTCATTGATTTGTTTGTCTGTAACCTTCGCCATAGTTAGACTATATTATCATAATGATTAAAAGTTGCAACGTTTGTAACAAACGACTTAAGTTTATACGCAAGTGGAAACTTTGTGTTAATCTTGGTTGTACACAATATAACAAAAAACTAAGGAGATATGATGGGTTACGGAATGAAGAAAAAATCCAAGAAGAAGAGTAAAACTCGTAAATCAAAAAAAATGTATTAATATTAAGTTATGAATATATTTAATTGTTGTGGAGCTTGTCCTGACACTTGTAAAGGTGGCGGCAATGCCTCCTAAGAAGAAACCTAAAAGAAAACCTATAAATGCTAAAACAAAAGCTACGTTACAAAAGAAAGCTGCAAACTCGAAATATACTTATGGACAGTTGGCACAAGTGTACCGTAGAGGCCAAGGTGCTTATCTATCTAGTGGCTCTAAATCCGCTAGTATGGCTGCTTGGGCTATGGGTAGAGTAAATAGTTTTATAAAAGGCGGACACTCTCAAGATAACGACCTTAAGAAGAAAGGTGGCAAGAAACGTGCCTCCAAGAAAAAAAAGAAGTAGACGTAAGGTACGTTATGAGAAGGGTGTACCTTCTAAGTATTTACAGAATAAAAAAAATTCTAAAAGCTCTGTGGCACGTGAAATTAGAAGTACAGCTAAGGCTTATAAAGAAGGACGTTACATAAATTTGAAAGCTGTACAGAAATCAAGAGCTACTAAAAAAAGGAGGCGTAAATGAAGGTTAAAGGTGTAGACGTTAGTAAGTTAACTAAACGACAACAATCTGCTTTAAAAAAACACTCTAAGCATCATACAAAAAAACACATTCAGTATATGTATAATTCTATGAGACGTGGTTCTAGTTTTTCTAAATCACATAAAGCTGCTCAAAAAAAAGTAGGTAAGTAATGGCTATTAACTATAGAGGTGAAAAGTTTTCAGGTTACAACAAACCTAAACGTACACCTAATCACAAAACTAAATCACACGCTGTTCTTGCTAAGGAGGGTAACAAAGTTAAGTTAATTAGATTTGGACAAAAGGGTGTTAGTGGTGCAGGAAAAAAAACAGATGCTAAATCTAAAGCAAGACGTAAATCTTTTAAAGCAAGACACGCTAAGAATATTAAAAAGGGAAAGATGTCAGCAGCCTATTGGGCAGATAAAGTTAAATGGTAAACATTGTATGTGCAGTTCCTGACTGTGCGAACTTACTTCCTAAAGGTCAAAGAAAATTCTGTTCAGACAAATGCAGACAGTTAATTGATAAAAGGAAATGGCGTGCTAAGAAAAATGGAGAGGTCTATATACTTCCTGAGAAAAAGACTAACGAGAACGCTAAGAAACCTAAGAAAGAAACTAAATCGGAGGATGGACGAGCTAGTGCTAGACGTGGCAATATCTATGAGAAATTCATACAAGATGGAATTATTCACGAAGTACTACAAGACAGTATTACTAGAGATGAAGCAGCTAAATTACTTAAAGTTAGTAAAGCACAAATTTCTAGGTTTTTGGCAGCGTATCAAGAAGATGTTGAATTAGAAAAAGCACAACAAGATTGGGATGTTCCTGATGCTGCTATTGAATCATTAGAAAGTTTTACAGCATTTAGAAACAGATATTTTTTAACAGAAAAAGGAATACCATTTGAAACTGCACCATTTCATAAAAGATGGATTAACGCCCTAAACAAAGCTATAGATGAAGGTGGACAACAAATGATACTGTCACCACCACGTCACGGTAAAACAGAACTACTAATACATTTTGCTATATGGCGTATTATGAAAAATCCTAATATAAGAATTATGTGGGTAGGTGGTAACGAAGATATTGCAAAGAACTCTGTGTCATCTGTAATAGATACATTAGAAAGTAACGAAGCATTGAAAGAAGATTTTTGTGGACCAGGCGGTACTTTTAAACCTAGAACTAGGACAGGTAAGTCTTGGTCACAAAATGGATTTACTGTATCTACTAGAACAGTACACGGTATTAAGTCACCAACAATGATAGGTATAGGTAAAGGTGGCAAGATTCTATCACGTGACTGTGATTTAATTATTGCAGACGACATTGAGGACCACGCATCTACTGCACAACCTAGTGCTAGAAATAATACTAAGAACTGGTGGACTACTACATTAGCATCACGTAAAGAGGAACATACAGCAATAGTTGTTATTGGGTCAAGACAACATCCTGATGACTTATACAATTCATTATTAGACTCAGAGGCCTGGGAAACAATAGTAGAAGAGGCACACGATACTAGTTGTACAATACCCGAATTAGAAGAAGAAGAACACTTAGAGTGTATGTTGTGGTCAGGTTTTAGAACATACAAGTGGTTACAGTCAAGACGTAGAGATGCTATGACTACTGGTGGTTTACAAAGATTTGAAATGGTTTATCAGAACAGGCCTGGAGAAGGAGCTGCTGCAATATTTAATGTAGAAAATATTACAGAATGTTTTGACAATAAAAAAAGTGTAGGCCAAATACCTAAGAATAGTTATTTAGTTGCAGGCCTTGACCCTGCTGCTACAGGTTATCAAGCAGCGTTTCTATGGGCAATACTAGATGATGGTGAAGATGCACTACTACAAATGGTAGATATAGAAAACAACAAAGGTGGTGGTGTAGAAGAAGCATTTAGAATTATTAAAGAATGGCATAGACAGTATAACTTGTATCACTGGGTTATTGAAGAAAACAACTTTCAGAAAGCTATTAGACAAGACCCTAGAATAAAAGAATACGCAAATACAAATGGAATAATTTTAGAAGGCCACGAAACCTATAAAAACAAATGGGATAGTTATTTTGGTGTTACAACTTTAGCACCAATGTTTACAGATAGATTAATTATTTTGCCATATGCAGATACTGAATCTAAAGTAAAGTCTGAGATATATAGGAAACAGTTATCGTACTTTTCTACTAAACGTAAGAACGTCTATAGAAGTGACGTAGTAATGGCTAGTTGGTTTCCAATTAAAGTATTACGTAAGTTGCAGAAAGCTACTTATAGTGATATGGGAATTGATTACAAACCTAGCTATGAAGGATTTGATGTAGTAGAATGGAACGAAGCACCCTGGAGTTAAATGCTAGTACAAGATATTTTAGATAGAACAGTCCACTTAAAAGAACTTCACGATGAAGCATTGCCTGACAGAGCAAGGTTTAGAGCTATTATGAATGGCGGAGACCAAGGCCTAGCAGCTTTGCTTGGACCATCAATGAAGAATATGGATTCTGAGTTATTACCTGCTCCTAACTTATTAATATCTGCTTTAGACCGACTTGCACAAAAAATAGGTAGAGTACCTGCTTTAGATGTGCATATCACAAACCCTAGAGATAGTGAAAGAAATAAAAAGAAAAAAGATAA